TTACTTTTTGTCAATTATATTTGTTAAATTTTCAAGTTTATCATACTTTATAGAGTCATTTTTACGGTTTTGCAAATTTTGGAATAAGAAAAAGCACGCAATTAGCGTACCTGTTGATTTTAGTAGTTGCATAAGGCTATGATCCGTACAAATAGCTTTTATTTTGGTATTCACTCCGTTTTTCTACCAAATTTCGGTTTTCCAATTCTTTTTTAAAAGCTTCAACTTCATATACAGAACTCAATTGGATGTTTAAATTCATTTTTAGCATTTATTCGTCTGTTAATGCTGTAAAGTCAGGTAGTGCATAATCTGGTACCCCTTTTATCCAACTCATATCGTTTCTCCTTTTATATCTAGCCATTCAGAGTACTGATATCTATCCTAACAATGCTGTAAGTATTTTATTCCTAATTACAGCATACCAGTTTTTGAACAAATGTCCCCTAGCTGTCTTGTTTGCTGTCATTCATAGATAAAAAAACTAAGTCCATGGCTTTTTCATGAGACCTCAATTTAGCCATTCTATAAGTGAAACCAGCCAAATCGTTTTCTGATAACTCTTTCTGCTACCTGCCTACCGATTTTGAACTTACTTACGTTTAGTAAGTCTGTAAGTTAAGAGAAGTTTGAGTGTTAGTCGTACTTCTCTTACCAGGCCTAGAATTATTAGAACTGTCGCAAGTTCTTTTGATTCTAGGTCTTATGATGGAATAGGAACAGAGGGAAAGCCGTTTGACTTTTCTTACTACCTAATTGAAACTAGCGCTTACCTTTTTTCTTTGACGGGATTTCAGGTTGCGCTTTTCTTGTGTCTTCCGCTCAAATTTGAGCAGCAAAAATACGGGCGTACCTGAAAGTACGCCCCTTACTTTTAGATATTTTTGTCGTAAAGTAAGGGTGTAGCTATAACTACTCCCTTAAATAATTTCTCCCAAAATCAGTAACCTCTACCCACCAAATTTTTCTTATGAAAAATTGATCCGTTAGCGCTAAAAAAGAGTACAAATCACTCATGTGACTTGTACTCTTTTTTCGTCAAGCATGTTAGTTAAAATTCTCTTTGCTCATGTTGTAGATTATTTATTTTTTTGATTAACTTTCTTTTGGCAATCTTTGCATATACCATTCCTATGATCTGCTTTAGTTGAGTTCTCATAGAACTCATTTAATCTTTTTTCAATTGAACACATAGAACATTTTTTTGTTAAGGCTTTACCCATTTGACCAATCTCCTTATTTTTTCAAGTATATTTTTTTATTATTAGATGTTTTTCCTATCATTTCTACAATCGAATTATTCTTCGCATAATCACTAAATAATCTCCCTAATAAAATTCGATCAGATTTACTAGCCTCCTTCCATTCTAGACCCGTATATAAATCAGGTAAAGTAAATTGAGTTTGTGGAGGAAGTTTTTTAACTCTTTGAATTGTATCGGCTATCAAAAGATTAATAATAGTAACCTCCCTTCGTTAATTTATAATCTATTATGCAAAAAAATATTGACAAAAGCAAGCTTTATGGATAATAATATGCATATATAATTTTTTTCATATTTTCATAAAGGAGAATTTAAATGAAATTAACGAGCACAGAACATAAAATTATTCATACAGCAGCAGCAGCAACAACAGCAGCAAGTCCCATACCATTTTCTGATGCAGCATTATTAATCCCGATTCAAATAACAATGATTACAGGTTTATATAAAGCTAATGGGGCTAATATTTCTCGAGGGGTTGTTGAGGGAGCTTTAAAAGCAACTATGGTCTCAGGTGTCGGTAAGTCAATAGCAGGAAATCTTCTAAAATTTATTCCTGGGGTAGGCACAATTGCCGGTGGAACTTTAAATGCTGGAGTGGCAGTATCTTTTACAGAAGCATTGGGATTTGCAGTTGTTAGCGAATTAAGAGGGGCAGATAATGCGGACCTTATTGATCTAGCTAACGTAATTAACGATGTCCTCGGAGGATTTACAAAAAAATAATATTATTTTTTTGTGAACTGCTCCCTGTCAAGTAGACAGTCGAAAAAAACAAAAAGATTTGTTTGAGTTTCACTCTGCCAAATTTCAAGTTCAAATTAGCCAGTCTGTAAAAACTCTTTAGGAGATTTATAATTGAATAGTTTCTTTGGATAGTTGTTAATCCAGTTTTCAATAAATGCGACTTGTTGTTGAGTCGCGTTTTTGCTTCCCAAAATTGTGAAGCAAAGTTAAAATGCCATTACTTACAACCGTACTTAAGGGTACGCTTGTAGGGTGTAGCTATAACTACACCCCCAAAATAAAAAAAGCTACTAGTCAAAAAAGACTAATAGCCAACCTGCTCAAATTTGAGCGAAAGTACACCCATGAATACTTTCTCCCAAAAATAGAAAAAGTACAAATTTTTACTACATTCAGCGCCTTATATTAATCATTTCAATAACCCATTATGTTATAATATTAGTGTACTTAGATAGAATACTTTGTGATTTTCTTCCGTGGTTTATTCCACGGTTTTTATTTAAATAAAAAACACCCTTAATCTTGTCGGATAGGGTGCTTTTCTTATGCCTAGAATGCTATTCTAAACATCCTTCTTGTTGTTGACTACATTGTAGCATGAACTAACCTTTTTTGCCAAAGAAACACGCTTAAACCATGCTTGCTAACTGTTTAATGGCTTGTCTTCTATATACGTATACTGTTTTTGTGGTTACGTCTAGATAATCAGCGATTTCAATAGCGTTCATATTCAAAACAAAGAAAAGTCTTAAAATGGTTCTCTGTTCGGGGTCTTCTAGGTTGTCATCTATCAAACTAATAAGGCTATCACGTTCAGTCATAAGTGTATCAATACGGCTCAAAAGCTTTTCTTTACGCTCTAGCAAGCTGTTATATTTGTCAGCCATATCTTTAGTTTTGCTAGTTTTCACCTTTGTACCTGTAAGCGTTGACTGTGTAAAAATACCACTGTTCAAGTGTTGAATTTCTAAGTTGATGACCTTAATTTCTTTATCAAGTTTTTTGATATTCCCTAGTTTATTCAATGGTGTTTTTTGTTCCATGAAAGCCCCCACAATCCTTTTAAATCACTAGTTCTATTATACCATGGCGAGCGCAGTTATGTTATAATTCATACCACAAAAACTTGCGTGAGTGCTTACAGGTTCGCCCTGTGGGCTTTTTTAATGCAATAAAAAAAGACGGCTATCAATAAATAACCGCCTATGGGTGTTTGATTATTTTAATAATTGGAAAATGGAGAAACACCCACGTCTTAAGCATACCAAAAAGCCATATCAGTAGCAATCTAAAAACGGAACAAATATAAAGTTAACTGGTAAACAAAATACAATCAAAATAAGACTTTTCAAGGTTATATGACACCCCCTTAAAAATCTGAAAAATTGGTGCTCGGTACAAGCGAACACCTTGTGGTGGCTCTCCTTGTCTCAAAATAGGGGGCGGGGGTCATTTTTAATAAACTTGAATGTAATTACATATGAAATACCTTTACCGCCATACACGGGCTTTTAGGCGGGTTCTAGGACGTTCTAAAAAATTCAAAAAGGGAAAATCACGCGCAAAAGATGGCGGCGTTGTTGTCCCCAAATAACACAATACCCCGATTAAAAATCAAGGGGTATTTTTGAACGCTTATACACCCGTTTTGTCCCTCCTCATGGCTGTTTCTCGGACTTCGTTCGGTGTTCAGTGTGATTGCTAATACATGTTCACTATGCTTGCTCTATTGGTGACTATACACTTTGATTTCCTCGTATTTCATGCCAACATTTGCCTACATTTAAACAAAAAGAACCTTACCAATACAGTAAAGCTCTTGTGTTTGTTGTCTGTGTTAACTTGCTTATCAACATTATATCATGAACAACAAAAGGACAACACCTAAAGCATTGTCCTTGTTTCCTCCAATAATAACATAGCATTGACAATCTCCATTTAGTTAGTTTAAACCAATCCAACTAATACAATATCAGTCTTAAGTCTCTCAAGTTCATCACTTGATAACTCATGTTCAAATTCGCTAACCAACTGACTAACTCTATTCATGTCTGCATGTTCTAGCTCTTTGTTAACCATGTTGTTAAAGTGCTCTTCTAGGGTGTCAGTGAACAACTGTAGTCTGTCATCTGTTGGGAACTTCTTATCATAGTGTAATGCTGTTCTTGCTACCATGTTCCACACCTTGAAACGTGTGTGTTTGTCTCTGTGTAATTCATATAGGTTAACAGAATTATCTTCGTTCATTACTTTACTGCCAACCTCTAGCATAACCATATGGTCGCCTTTGCCTAGCTCTTCCCATGTTGCCCCCATGAACTGATAGCGTCTAGCCTCAAGGCGTGTTACTTCTTTCTCACAATAACTAATATATTCTTGTTCATTCATATTAGTTTACCTCCTCATACATAACCATGATATTATCTCCGTAAGCTTGTACACTGCTTACTTTCTTGTCAGCCATGAACTCATTTACTCTGGTTTCTAGTTCCTCATTGTTTTCTTGTCTAGTTTTCGTTATGCCATTGCTGAAATATCCGTCAACAACTAACTCACGGTTAAATAGTTTAATTTTCATTTGTGTTTTGTCCTTTCTGCTTTATCTGTTTCTTAGTATTTTTGGTACACCCTAGTACAGTGCAAAAGCTACTGTACTAAAGAATAAACGTTGATATATCAAGGCGTTTGTACAGCTAGTACGGCTATGACACCTTTTTTTAAAAATTTTTTCCAGCATACTTTTTTTATTTATTTTTTTTATGTATTAATATTATTTTTTAGTGTACTAACTGTACTAAGTGTACAAAAGCACTGATATTAAAGGCTTTATATTTTTGTATACTGTACTAAACCCGTACTAAACCCGTACTAGAAATTAAACTCTTTCATATCCCCGTTCTGTTTTGCTTTTATTTTGGTTCTCTTCGTGCTCTCTGCCGTTGTAATAAGTATCAAAATGCCAAGGGTTAAAAACTAACTTAGGGTTAAAGTTTTTGTGAAATCTCTTTCCTTTTGGGATAGTTACTTTTTTAGGTCTAAAGGACTTAGGTAACAATGATTTTATCTCTGTATGTAAAGAGACTTCGTTTAGAAAGTATTTACTGTTTTGGTGTTGTTTACAATACGCTTTAAAGCATTCAAAAACATATCCGTTAGGTACATACTTGCATTGAATAACGTCATCATTGAAAAATCTGTCTACAAAGTCCGCTACTGGGTTCATTTCTTTGTATTCTTCGCTAAGAAAATCGATTGACCTTTGGGGTTCAATGTCTTTGAACGGCGTTTCAATAGCAAGCTTGACAAGGTATTCTAACACTTCGGGGCGATTAATATAGTCATTCTTAATTCTCTTATCTGGTTTCCCTTTGAGTTCACTAAATGACAACACCCTAAAACGTCTGTTAATAGCGTTTTTATCTGCATTCATTCTCGGAAAACCATTAGATGACTGAACAACAGTCATTTTTAAGCGCGTGGTGTATGGTCTCTTTCCCTTATCCTCTATCCTAATCGGGTCACCCGTTGCAAGACTGAACACAATAGAAGTATCTTTGATAACCACGTCTTTTTGAACGTCATCACCAATGACTACAGACTTACCAATAAGAATAGAAGTATCAAAACGCCCATTCTTTTCATCAATTTTAAAACTGGCTGTGTTTTCAGCTCCCACTAAATTCTCTAACAAAGCTTGAAACGTTCCTTTACCCGTTCCACCTACGCCATGTAACCAAAATATATTATCTAAGGTCTTACCCGTAACAGTGGCTCTGATAATTTGAATGGCTAGGTCATAACTTTCTTTATCATGGTTAAAAAGTCCTCTAAGCCACTCTGTCGGTTTCCAGCCGTTGATAGTTGGTTCTGTTACGTTGGGGTTGTATTCTGCTTTAACTTTTCGGGTTGCGATAACATTAGGGTTAAATGGGTTAAATTCGCCCGTTTGATTGTTGTAAAGTTCGCTACCGATAACAACAAAGTTGTTTTGCTTATTTTTCAAAGGAACGCTGTGAGATATTTTATAAAGCGTATCAATAGCTTGCCTTTCTGTAATGTTCGGATAAATGGTTGCCATTAAATCTTGCAATAACTCGTTATCCTCTGAATAGATACCACTGTCGGGATCGTAAAAATATAACGGCGCTTTTTGCCCTTTGCCCTCAGGTCTGATCCGTACAAAGCGGATATATTTTCTCAAAAAGATTGAACATTGTAAGGGCGTTTTGGGACTCGCTTTGCTTTTAACCTTTTCTGCGTGCTCTACCGCTTTACCCTCTACTAATTGGCGCTCTAGGTCTGCGTTAAGGTCATCATCTTTTATCTTAGATAGTTTGCTTAAAGCCTTGGGACTTTTCATGTAAGCTTTGTAAGCCTCTTTATAGGCGTTTTCTTTTTGTTTTTCTATAATGTCCCTAAACTGACCTCTGATATTTTTAAACGTTAGTAAGTAGCCCTCACTATCAAAAGGCGATTGCTCTTCTTTAATTTCTTCTTCTAGTTTTGCAATGTCTAATGCCAATAATCTACCTCCTTAAATTCTTGTTGAATATTCCTTTCTAGCGATACTTTCAAAAGTTCTATCCAATTCTTCTTCTGGCAACGGGTCAGGCGTATTGTTATTTGCCATTACAGTTAACTGATAAGCTGTGGCAATATCAAAATTAACGTAACGATTGAATAACATACCAACAAAGCTAGCACACGCAACGTTACGCCCACCCTCTTCGCCAAAGCCATTGAATAGAGTTTCAATAATTTTTACAGTTAAGCTTTTTCGCTCGTTAGGTGAACGAATACTATAACCGTTTGTGTTTGTCTGCTTGATTGTAGCAGGTTTGCTACCTTCGTATTTTGGTACGGGATAATCTTTCCCACGGTGTACAGTCTTAACATACTCATGACGTTTCCCAACTGTTACGGGTAAGCCTTGCAACTGCGACCATGTAAGGGAGGCGGTATCATATATTAAGCCGATTTTTTCAGCTATTTCAGCAACCACTGACTTATAGGTCTCTTTATTCATTGGTTCACTAGGCTTTACCACTAGCCTAAAACGGGGTTTCTCCTCTGTATGTTTGATTGTCGGATAAATGATATAAGAGTAGTCACCGATTGCCCGTTCAACAGTAGCCTTAAATTCCTCGCTTGATATGGTGATATTGTCATAATCTAAGAAAATCAAGTCTCTATAAATTAGATTGGTGTCATTACGTCTATACATGTCATCTTTATCTTTTTTAAACTTACCTGAGATACAGTAAGGCGCGTGTTCTTTCTTAAATTCCTCTATATCCATTCCCTCGGTTTCAACTGCTGGGAATTCTTTAAAAAACTCAAAGGGTTCAGTAGAAACAAACTTGTCTTTGTCATCATCGTAAAGAAATAGGCGTGAATTTTGAATGCCTTTAGTGTAATATATGCTCATTCCTCTACCCCCAAAAATGCCAACAAGTCAGTGACTTTATAATAAACGGTCTTAGTATCAGCAATAGGAGGCGTGTAACGTTTAAGCCCTCTAGCCTCCCAACGTCTCAAAGTAGGATAAGATACCTCTAGGCGTTCGGTTGCCTCACGCTGTGAGATTATCCCTAATGGGTTCTCTAAGCTTTCATATCGTTCTAGATAAGTACCAACCTTAGTTAAAATACCACCTATTAATGCTTGCTCTGTTTCATTGCTTAGGAGATTAATTTCCATACGGTCATACCTCCATTTTTCGAATTTGTCGGGTAACCCAATTCAAATGGTCACGCGCTACCGCTAACTTTGTTTTAGTGCCTTGAATATGGATAACGATATCTGTCATAACAATATTTCTCCTTTATCTAGCTTAGCAATCTGATTTTTAACCCATACTATTCTATCCACTCGCTCTTCCAAGTGTTTGAAATCTTCTAATTCGGCAAACGTTACACGTTCATTGATAAGGTCAGCTATTTTATTTAATTCTTTATCTGTCATGGTCTGTCTCCTTAATTGTAATAACGTCCTCTAAGTTGAATGTAAGCTCCGTATCGCTCTTTGACGTGGTCTGCGCGTGTTTCTTTAGTCTCTTGCTTAACGTCCTCTCTTGGCTTGATATATAGCAATAAAACCAACGCTAACAACCAAAATGCCATAAGCACCAATTGCGCCCATACTGGTAAATTAATTTCTTGGTATATCATGTTATCACCCCTTTTCTGCGATATAGCCCAATACCCAATCATACAATAGTGTCAATGTTAAAAGTAAATATGCCATTTAGTTTGCCTCCTCTAGTCTAAATGTAAGTCAATAGTGTTAACAATTTTGATAGTCTTACCCTCGCTCGCAAGGATATCCAATTCCCACTCAGGAAACTTTTTACCATTCCAAAACCTATCTCTATTAGGTGTTGTTAGCATGTAATAACACTTAAATTGACCCGTGTTGTTGTAGTCATAATCGTTCACTTTTTCAAATAACAGTTTCATCTGATTGCCTTTCTAAAAACGCCTTAAGCATTGATATAACGCTGTTTCTATGCTATAATATAAGCATAGAAGATAAACCTAAAACTCTCATAGCCTGCCCGCTGTAGTGTTTTGTTTTATCTAATATTTTTCAAGTTTTCATTCTGGTTTGAGCTGTCACTCAAGCCTTTTTTGTTACTTTCATAACTGAACTTGCGACAATGTATCACGGATAACACCGTATTCCATGTTCAGCTCAATTAGAGGGATAACCGCTCTTTCATAAGCTTGATATTTTGCTAGTTCAACGCTTGTTAAGCAATCTAGTCCCGTTTTACCGCCTCTATCCTCAATCAGTTTTTTCTTATTCTTACCCGATGATAGTTTTAAAAGTAAGTTGTTAACCGTTGGAAAAGCCATTGTTGGAGCGTTGTCCCATTTACTGATAACCTCGTTCAACGTTTTGTGTGTTGGTTTCTCTAAGGCTCGTTGAAAGCGAAAATTAGCGTTTTCTTTTTCTAATTCTTCGATATAGTCATATATCCAAGCTCTGAATGCTTTTCCTTTTTCTGTTCGGGATAACATACCAATTTCAAAGATACCTCGTTTATTGAACAAACGTGTTTCGTATTTCTTTCCGTCAGCACCCGACAATTTGTCGGCTACTGAAAACTTTTCTTCTTTTAGGTATGGGTTACGTTCTATCATTTTTTCAATACCTTTACGGTTTTTATAACCAAACCCTTGGGCTAGCTGTTCGATAGTAACTAAGATTGCTCTATCTTTGTTCAAATAGAAGTCAATTTTAATCTCTCCGAACTCCCCTTTTTCTCGTTTAATAATTTCCATGTAATTCCTCCTTTATTGTAATTTTGAACATTAGGGATTTTTTACCGTTTTAATAATCTTTAACCAGCCAAGCCATAGCTTTTTCAAAAGTCTTTGTTCTAACCTCCCCGCCTGAACGCAACTTCCTATAGGTGATATGATTCACCCCGATTTGTTCGCCTGCTTGTTTTGCTGTGAGTTGCATGTCCGCTTGTTTTCGGCGGATTGCTTTAGCATAGTTTTCTGTAATAAGCATGTCTGTTTGCTCCTTTCTTAATGTGTACACTATTTTTTAGCGTTGCGTATCTTACAGAAAATATAATAGCACTATTTTTTAGTGTTGTCTACCGTTTTAAAATAACTTTACGCTATTTTTTAGTGTGTTAGTGAAAATTTATGATATAATCTATTCTGAGGTATAATGTATGAATAAACTGAAAGAACTTAGAAAAGCAACAGGGTTCACTCAAAAATCTTTTTCTAAAGAAGTTGGGATACCATTGCGAACTCTCCAAAATTGGGAAAACGGCGAAAGTAACATAAAACCCGAAAAAGCCAAATTACTAGCCGATTATTTCAATGTTCAAATTCCTTACCTATTAGGATATAGTGAAATCCGTTACGGTTCGGAACAGATTACAAAAGCAATTAAAGAAAGTATTTCTAGAAAAAATGAACAGTTGAATAATGAACAACTAGAAAATACCTTGAAAATTTGCGAACTTGCTAGCTTTTTAAATATGGATTTAGGGGCAATAGTTGAATTGTATAACTATAATTCAAGTAGTGATTCACCCGTGGAAAGTCTAGAAGACTTATCAGATTTTTTCCTAGCAAGATTTCGCGATTGTAACGAAGTGCTTTATGATATAAGTCCTACTCCAGACGCTGGTATTGAAGCCGTGGCCGCCGAATATGAAGAGTATCTAGAAAAGTTACAAGATTATCTAGCTAAAAGGAAATTTGGAGATAATTATCAATCGGCTGTATCATCTGATGAACCTTTTGTTATTGATTACTCGATACTTGATAACATTAAAAATATTGGTAATGTAGAAGAACTTGATGAACTTATCACTGATACATTGTTAGCCAATAGATTGCTTGATAGGCTAAAAGATAAAATGATAAAAAGCAACATAGTGGGAAAAGATTACAACCTTGAAATTGAAAAAGTCATGTCTTGGTTAATTGATTTTAACAACGCCTTAGATAAGCGAAAAAAAACAATAGAAAACAAACACACCCCAACCGATAACGATTAAGGCGGATAACATTCATTCGCTACCATGCTGTCTTGAATAGCTCTAAAACATTGCCAAATTGGACCACATGGTCCAATTACTTCGCTACCATGTCTTTTTGAATGGTTCTAAAACCAAGATTATGTTTTGCTTTCCAATTTTGGAATTTACTACCATGCTATTTTGAATGGCTCTAAAACCTGAGCCTAAATCTGACAACGTTGTCAGAAATTTACTACCATGCTATTTTGAATGGCTCTAAAACCTCAGACTCTAAAACCTTTATAGCCTGCCTGCTGTAGTTAAGAGAAGAGGTTACAAATGGCAAATATTAAGAAAATCACAAAGAAAAACGGTACAATCGTGTACCGTGAACAAATCTATCTGGGTACTGATTGCATGACTGGGAAACAAGTCTATACAACCATTTCAGCACCTACAAAAAAAGAACTCAAACAAAAACGTGAGTTCAAAATAAACGAATTTAAAGAAAATGGATACACGCGCCATAAGAGTGTGAGTGTTAAGAACTACCGTGAACTAAGTGAACTGTGGTTAAAAAACCATAAGTTAGAAGTTAAACCACAAACATATAGCCAAACAGTTAGCGAACTAAAAACGCACCTTTTACCTGTGTTCGGTAATATTAGGGTAGAAAAAATCACACTCCCAATGGTTCAAGTTTTCGTTAATAAAATAGCTAACAACCCTAACCTTGGTTCGGTATCTCTAAAAATAATCTTGTCTATTAATAAGCGTATTTTAAAATATGCTGTTAATTTACAATTGATAACCGTAAATCCTGCCGATAACATTATCGTACCTAAAAACAAGAAAAATATTTCCCAAAAGAAAGAACTAAAGTATTTTGAGACCAACCAATTGAAACAATTTAAAGACTACTTGGATAAGCTACCAAATACTTTTAGAAACTATTACCATAAGACTTTGTATGATACTTTACTTGCAACTGGTCTACGTATTGGGGAGGCTGTAGCACTTGAATGGTCTGATATTGACTTAGACAATGGTTATATTGACGTTAATAAAACTCTTGTCTGGTCTCGTATGGAAACAAATAGCCCTAAATCCATGGCAGGATATAGAAAAATCCCAATTGATAGAAACACCGTTCTAATGTTACGCCTTTATAAAGCACGCCAACACCAATGTTTTATAGAACACGGTTATGGTGGTAAAATGGCGGAACATGTTTTTTCAAATGGTCTCCATGCTTACCCTAGCCGTGAGGGTTTACAAAAAACACTAACAAAACATTTAAAATTAGCAGGTTTGCCCTACCTTACATTACACGCTTTTCGCCATACACACGCAAGTTTACTTTTAAACGCTGGTATCAGTTATAAAGAATTACAACAACGTCTCGGTCATTCTACCCTAGCTATGACTATGGATACTTATAGTCACTTATTCGATGATACAGAAAAAGAGGCGGTTAATTTCTTTGAAAAAGCTATGTCAAATTTGTAA